TCGAGCCGCCATCGAGCTCGAGCGTCTATCTGCGCGATCCGTGGGTGACTGACTGATCGATCGCGAGCTCATCGAGCGAGAGAGGGCGCCCATGTGGCGCCCTTTCTTTTGGGCGATCGGGAGCTCGATATCGTGTCGGGAGTTGTCCAGGCTTAACTCGTTTGATCGAGTTGGTATGTGATCTCAAGCTCGGCCTGGTGATGTGCGATCTCGATCGCGAGCGTCGGCCTCGATCGCGTCCTTCTGGGTTGGCCTCCGGTCAAGCTTGGCGCGAGGGGGTCGCGCCCTGCTCCGTGGTTCGTGCTGCTTTGTATGTGATCCGGTGGCCTCGATCCTCGAGCCGTGATCCGTCGGCCGTGGCGCGCGGATCGCGGATCGGTGATCTGTTGTCGTCGTCGATGGTCGGTGTTCGTGATCCGTGGCGCGTGCTCCGACAGCTGGCGCGCGTCGGCCTCGATGCGCGATCGATCGGCCTCGATCCGTGGCTCGGTGTTCGTGATCCGCGAGCCGTGGCGCGCGGGTCGTGTATGTTTCTCCTCGCCCTGGTGGTGAATTCTTTGAGGGTGGCGGCTCAAAAAAATGGCCGGCTTCGTAAAGGCAGGGGCAAATGCCCGATTTCACACATTGGATGTGCTGCAAAATAGTTTTAGTTCCACGTGGAACCACCCCACCCCGGTAGAAAAAAGGGCCCCGGTTGATCAACTTGTCAACTCGTGCAAAAATTTTGCGCATATGAAAAGCAATTTGACCCTATGAGCGCGGTCCCCCAGGAAATCGAAATCGAGCGTGCCAAGCTGGAATACCGGCTCATGCTCCTTGAGACGCAAGACAAGGCCCGTTCTAACTTCATCGACTTCGTGCGCTACGTCTGGCCGTCCGCGATCCTTGGTGAACACCACAAGCGCATGGCTTCTGCGTTCGATCGCATTGCCAACGGGACCTTGAAGCGCCTGATCGTGAACATGCCGCCTCGTCACACGAAGTCGGAGTTCGCTTCGTACCTGCTTCCGGCGTATCTCATGGGCCGTGATCCGCGAACCCAGGCCCTTGAAGCGACCCACACCGCAGAGTTAGCCGTCAAATTCGGCCGTAAAGTGCGTGATTTGATGGACTCGGACCGGTACAAGGAGTTGTTCCCCGAGGTGCAGTTGAAGCAGGACAGCAAGGCGGCTGGCCGGTGGGACACGAACCACGGCGGGAGTTACTTTGCGGTCGGTGTCGGCGGTGCGGTGACGGGACGTGGTGCCGATATTTTGATTATTGACGATCCGCATTCGGAGCAAGACGCCCTGTCGGATCTGGCTTTGGAGAACGCGTGGGACTGGTACCAGGGCGGTCCGCGTACTCGTTTGCAGCCGGGCGGTGCGATTGTGCTCGTGATGACCCGTTGGGGGACCAAGGACCTGACGGCGCGGTTGTTGAAGGCACAGTCCAGTCGCGGCGCGGATCGGTGGGAGGTCATTGAGTTCCCGGCGATCCTGCCAAGTGGCAAGCCCTTGTGGCCGGAGTTTTGGAAACTGGAGGAGTTGGAGGCGGTCAAGGCGTCGTTGTCGGTACAGAAGTGGAACGCCATGTACCAGCAGCAGCCGACGAACGACGAGGGTGCGATCCTTAAGCGTGAGTGGTGGCGCGTGTGGCAGTACGACGAACCGCCGATCGTGAACTACATCATCCAGAGCTATGACACCGCCTACAGCAAAAAGGAGACGGCCGACTTCTCGGTGATCACGACCTGGGGTGTGTTTTACCCGGACCAAGACTCAGGGCCCAATATCATCCTGTTAGACGTCAAGCGTGGGCGGTGGGACTTTCCGGAGCTCAAGCGCATTGCCAAAGACGAGTACAAGCATTGGAACCCCGACAACGTGCTGATCGAGGCGAAGGCGACCGGTGTGACGTTGCAGCAGGAGCTGCGTCGGCTTGGCATTCCGGTAACGATGTACACACCGGGTGGCCGTAGGTCTGGTACCGATAAGGTCAGTCGCGCGAACTCGGTAGCACCGGTGTTTGAAGCGGGGCTCGTGTGGGCACCGGATACGGATTGGGCGGAAGAGCTTGTCGAGGAGTGCGCGGCGTTTCCGAATGGCGATAACGACGACATGGTGGACTCGACGACGCAGGCGATCATGCGTTTCCGTCAAGGCAATTTCGTCAACTTGCAGACTGACGAAGTAGGAGAGCCGTCAAATCGAGCGCTTGCCCCTGAATACTATTGAAGCCTAGAATGTCAAGGCATACACCCTTCAGGGGGCCTTGATGGCTAGTCCACGTTCATTCCAGGGCAAGAGCAAAAGCAAGAAGATGCTAGAGGAGCTCGACGCTCCCGTTGCTCCTGCCGAAGAGACTCCGGTTGCCGAACTGACAGCGGACACACCGGCTATTGACCGCTCGGCTGCGGATCTGTTGGCCGAGCTCGCGCAGACGCAGGCTGTTCCGGCGACCATTCCGGTTGGGCCGGAGATGTCGATGCCGACGTCGCTGGAAGAACTGCTCGCGGTCCAAGGGCCATCGCCCACGCGTCCACCGATCTTCGATCCGAACTTCGACATGTCGAGTTTGCCGACCACACCGCCTCCGCAGCGTGGCCTGAACGAAGCTCCTCCGATTAGCCAAGCCCCTGCATTCACGCTGCCTGAAGGCGTAACGCAAGCGGATCTCGACGCCATCGCAGCGCAGTTCCGTGATGCGGGATACCAGGACAAGCCGGCGATCAACTTCACTGGCGATCCGAACAATCCGTTCTTCGACATGCGCTTGCCGGATGGCAAGGTGAACCCGGCGTTCTTCGATCAGAACTTTGACTTCACGAGCATCCCGAACGTCGGCACCATTGCCGATCAGACCTGTCCTGCCGGAGAGGTGTTCGACCCGATCCGTGGCATTTGCGTAAACCCTGAGACGACCACGCCGGCGAAGCCGACCTGTCCTCCGGGCAGCGAATACAACTTCGATCAAGGCCGGTGCGTACCGACCGGTGAGACCGAGCGTCAATGTCCTCCGAACATGGAGTTCGACTACGAGCTCGGTCGTTGCGTGCGAGTCGGCAAGGAAGACGACAAGGAAGAGCCGCCTCCGGAGAAAAAGACCAAGACCTGTTGGGATGGTTCGGTCATTCCGGAGGATCAAGAGTGCCCGGCGCAGCCTGTTAAGACCAAGACCTGTTGGGACGGATCGGTCATTCCGGAAGATCAGGCGTGTCCGCCGATCCCGCCGCCTCCGCCCCCACCACCACCTCCTCCGCCACCGCCCCCACCTCCGCCTACGGATTGTCCTCCGGGCTTGGTCAAGGATCCGGTGTCCGGGCTGTGTGTGCCTCCGCCACCGCCCCCACCTCCGCCACCCCCACCGCCTCCTCCTCCGCCCCCGAACCAGTGTCCGGAGGGGCAGGTGTTCAGCACGGTACTCAACAAGTGCGTGCCGATTGGAGCGCCGCCCCCACCGCCTCCCCCGGAGGTGAAGTGCGGCCCTGGCTACGAGCAAGATCCGGCTACGGGTAAGTGCCGTCCGATCGACCTGGGTGGCTGCCCGGAAGGCTCGGTGCGCAGCACTGTCACCGGCAAGTGCGAGCCGATCACCACGACGCCGACGGGCTGCCCGGAAGGCCAGGCCTTCAATGCGGCCACGGGTAAGTGCGAGCCGAAGCCGACGACGCCGGTTACTCCGCCGCCGCCAGTTACTCCACCTCCTCCGGTTACTCCACCCCCGCCTCCTCCTCCTCCGCCGGGCAAGATCACTCCGGTCCCGTCGGATTTGATGAAGGCGTACGAGAACCTCTTCGGTGGTAATCGTGGCCGCGTGGACCTTGGCGGGTACACCGGTGGCACTGGGACGGGAACCACGCCGATCGTTCCGACGACCGGTGTAACCGCTGGCACCCCGACGACAGGTACTCCGCCGAAGCCGGTGACAATTCCCAATGCGCCGGATATCACCTACACGCCTGGGCAGCCGCAGTTCTTTGGCAGTGTCCCTGGAGCCATGCTCCCTGGCACGTTGCCCTCGAACATCAATCCGATGCAGTCGTACAAGGGTCCGATGGTTGGTCAGATGCTGGCCAACAACCCGAACCTCTCGCCCACTATTTTGGGCGGCGTGCAGGGGTTGGGTTATTACACGGATCGTTTGGGCAATCGGATTCTCGCACCGGGCGGTGGCCTGATGCGCTTTGCCGAAGGTGGCGAAGCGGACAAGGACGACTCTGCCAAGGCGGAGCTTGAGCGGTTGCTCGCGAGCATGCCGGCGCAAGAGAAGACCGAAGTGCGCATGTCGCCGAACGCTCGTAGCGTGAAGCGCACCACTACGAAGTCTGCTGCGACCGATCGCGGTAAGGCGATGAGCATGAGCCTTGAGTCGTTAGCCGCTGGCAAAGGATCAGGGTCCACGGACCAAGGGTCAGCGAGTGAACAACTCGCCGCGTTGATGGAGCAGGTGAAGGGCCAGAAGGAAGACGTGAGCAATCTCACTCGCAAGAACCTCACCCGTTCGACGCTCGATCGTGCTGGCCCGTTAGTCGCGCGTCGGTTTGCCGATGGCGGGGAAGTCAAAGGGAAGAAGCGCTGATGCCAAAGAATACCCGCCGTTACTTTGAGGAACTCGACGAACAGCTCAAGGGCCGTGCTCCGGGATCCCCGGAGTTTGAGGCTTTGATCCGATCAAAGATTGGTAATCAGTTCAAGGATCTGGTGTCGCCGGAGACGGTTGCGAAGTCTGCGTTGATCGGTGCGCCGGATCAAAACCTGTATTCTCCTTATGGCGGCATGAACTACTTCGAGGGGACAGCTCCGGAGAAGGTCCGAGAAAGCCTTATGAACCGCGTTGCGGGTAGGGGCTTGAACCAGCAGATCGAGTCGCTGCCGGACGAGAAGCGTATCTTTGCATTAGGCACTCGTGCTAACCCGAAGGTGTGGTCGCATGAGTTCCGTCACGAGCGGGTTAACGACGAGATACCAAATCGCTACTACGATCTAATCTACGGATCGACGTCGCTGCCGGCGTATCAAACCAACGTTAAAGGTTTGTATGAAGCGCTGTTGGATGATAGCGATGATTTCAAGAAGCTCCCCTACGAAGAGCAAATGGCAATGGCGTACGGCGTGTCTCCGAAGGACATGGAGTCGTACATTATCGATAAGCTCGAGAAGAATGACTTTGCTGCGAGAGTAGCGCGCAAAGAAGACCTACCCCTTTCGGCAGCGTTGCTGTCGGACATCAAGTTGATGTTTGACGGTAAGGGATTCTTGGCTCGTAACAGGGAGGCGAATCGTACGATCCGTCGTACGGAAGATCTGCCCTATGAGATGATCCAACTCCGCTCCCGTCTGCCATTCCTGAACTTTGTTGGCAAGTTGGATGAGCCCGTGAAGAAGGCCAAGGGCGGCAGCATGAGCAAGGACCACGGCGAATTCATCTCGAAGAAGCTAGGCAAGAAGCGCAAGTAGGCAGTAGCGCCTCCGTCGACAACAAGTTAGGATATCAACATGCCAATTGATAAAGCTATTAACCAAGCCCCTGCCACCGACATCATCGTGGTAGCGGACGAGGAAGCGGCTGCCCCGGACATTGAGATCGTTCTTGAGGACGATGGCAGCGCGGTAGTGGAGATTGGCGAGGCCGAAGCGCAGGAAGTGGACTTCTATGCGAACCTGGCCGAGGTCCTTGAGCCGGAAGCCTTGGCCCGTATTTCGATCGACGTGGCCTCGATGTTCGAGGCCGACAAGGGATCGCGCTCGGATTGGGAGCAGATGTACGCCAAGGGGCTGGATCTGCTGGGCTTGCGCATGGAAGAGCGCACGAAACCCTTCCGTGGTGCCTCGGGTGCGACGCATCCGATGCTGCAAGAGGCGATCATTCAGTTCCAGGCACAGGCTTTCCGTGAGCTGATGCCGGCTGGCGGTCCTGTCCGCACGCAAATCCTGGGCAAAGAGACCGTGGACAAGTTCCAGCAGGCCTCGCGCGTGCAGGATTTCATGAATTACCAGATCACCACGGTGATGGAAGAGTACACACCGGAGTTCGATCAACTCCTGTACTACACCGGATACGGTGGTTCGACGTTCAAGAAGGTCTATTACGACGCTCAGTTGGGCCGAATGGTGTCCAAACTGTGCTTGGCCGACGACATTTACATCCCGTACAACGGGTCGAGTGTCATTTCGCAGTGTCCGCGCCTTACTCATCGCATTGCGATGGACTCCAACGAGTTCCGCAAGCGTGTTTTGGCTGGCGAATACCTTGATGTGCCGGTGGATTTGGAGCCGACGCCTGTTGATCCGAGCCAAATTCAGGCTGCGATCGACAAAGTGGTCGGTGTTCAGCCGACAGATAGCGCTGGCGAAGTGTTTTTGCTGGAAATGTTGGTCGATTTGGACATTCCGGGCTTTGAAGACCTGGACGAGAGTGGCAATCCGACCAAAATTAAGCTCCCGTACGTCGTTACGCTGGCCGATGACACGCTTCGTGTTGTTGGTGTGCGCCGAAACTGGAAGGAAGACGATCCGCTCAAGCGTCGTCGCAACTATTACGTGCACTACGTGCTCGTGGAAGGTCCCGGCGCGTACGGTTTGGGCTTTGTGCACTTGGTCGGCGGCCTTTCCAAGGGTGCAACGACCGCACTTCGTCAATTAATTGACGCTGGCACGCTCGCAAACCTGCCTGCTGGCTTCAAAGCCCGTGGCGCGCGAATCGCGGACGATTCTGACCCCATCCAGCCGGGCGAATGGCGTGACATTGACGCCGGTGGCGCGGAACTTTCGTCGTCACTCTTGCCGCTGCCGTACAAAGAGCCGAGTCAAGTGCTGTTCGCGCTGCTTGGGTTCTTGGTAGACGCCGGTAAGCGCCTCTCCAGCACTGCGGACATGCAGGTTGGTGACGGAAACCAGTACGCGCAGGTCGGAACGACGCTCGCATTGCTTGAGCGTGGCTCGATGGTCATGTCGGCGATCCACAAGCGACTGCACTACGCGCAGTCGATGGAGTTCCGACTGCTGTTTGAGGGCTTTGGCGAGTATCTGCCGGATGAGTACCCGTACGAAGTGCCGGGGGCGAGCCGTAAGATCAAGCGCGCTGACTTCAACAAGATGGTGTCGGTGCTTCCGGTTGCCGATCCCAACATCTTCAGCACCGCGCAGCGTATTCAGCTCGCACAGATGCAGTTGCAGCTTGCCCAAGGCGCGCCGCAGATGCACAACATGTACGAGGCGTACTACCGCGTGTACGCGGCGCTCAACGTACGTGACATTGACGGCATCTTGTTGCCGCAGCACACGCAGATGCCGCGTGATCCTGCGACCGAGAACGCTTCGGTGTTGAACGGCATGCAGCTCAAGGCCTTTGCCGGCCAGCAGCACGATGCGCACATCGCCACGCACTTGATGATGGGCCTCTCGCCGATCCTTCAAAGCAATCCGATGGCCGCGATGGTGCTTCAGCAGCATATTCTTGAGCACGTACGCTTGAAGGCCGAAGAAGACGTTGAGGCCGATCTATTCAAGATGTACGGAACAGATCCGGATCGCATGGTGTCGGCCATCCAGAAGGAAGGCATGATCGCGATCAAGGTTGCGCAGTACATGCAAGAAGTTCGCACGATGCAGGACCAGATTGCTGGCACCGCAGGCGGTGGCGAAGACCCGTTGGTCGCGCTCAAAGAGAAGGAGATCGAGCAGCGCGCTGCTGCCGATCAGGCGAAGATCCGACTCAACGAACAGAAGTTGCAACTCGAGCAGCAGAAGCTGCAACAGTCAACGCAGATCGATCGAGAACGCCTGCAATTGCAGGCAGCACGGCAAGGAGGTTGATATGCCGCTCAAACGTGGCTCAAGCCAAAAGACGATTAGCTCAAACATCGGTGAGATGGTTAGCTCCTTCAAAAAGAAGGGCAAGATCGGCACCAGCAAGCCTAGCAGCGTGAAGCAGGCCACCAAGCAGGCGGCAGCCATTGCGTATTCGAAGGCCGGCAAGTCGCGCAACATGAGCAAGGGCGGCGTGATGGGCCCTGCCAAGGTCGTGAAGAAGAAGGACGGCAATCGGCCCGTCAAGATTTATTAAGTTGAAGCGCTTCAGGGGGTGCGCAAAACCCCTTGCTTTTCATGGAACCCCACCATGCTTGAATTTGCAGAAGCAGTACTGAAAGAAATCAGAAAGCTCCGTGAGAGCTCTGAGAGCATCGTCCTTAACGGCAGCATTGCCGACATGGAGCGTTATCGCTTCATGATGGGTCGTCTCGAAGGGTTAAAGCTGGTCGAGGATTCCGTGCGGGATTTGCTGAAGAAGCACTCAGATGACCGGTTTTAACCTGACAGGAGACTTATGAGCACGAAAGTCAAAGAGCTGACCGCTTTGGAAAAGAAGTGGCAGGAAGAGGAAGCCGCCAGAGTTCCGACTCTGGAAGATGCGTATACCAGCGAAGGCCTGAAGCCGGAGAAGTTGGACGAGTCCGTGTTGGACCGCATTCCAACGCCAACCGGTTGGCGTATCGCCATTCTTCCGTACCGTGGTGCGGAGAAGACGAAGGGCGGTATCGCGCTTGCCGAGGAGACTCAGCGCAAGCAGCAGGTCAGCACGGTGTGCGGCTACGTCCTGAAGGTAGGTCCGCTTGCTTACAACGACGAGTCAAAGTTCCCAACCGGCCCGTGGTGCGCGGTCGGTGATTGGATCATCTTTGGCCGTTACGCCGGCGCGCGTATTCCTATCGACGGTGGCGAGATTCGCCTGATCAACGACGACGAGGTGCTCGGCAAGGTTGCCGATCCCGAAGACGTCCTTCACATGTGGTAACGGAGAGATCGTATGAATGAACAGCTAGAATTTAACGTTGGCGAGGACGAAGTTCCTGCCACCGTGGAGGTGGCTGAGACAGGCGAGGCGAAGGTCGTTCCAGAAACGTCTGAGCCGACCAAAGCCGAGTCTGCCGCCCCTGAGAAAGAGCTTGACCAGTACAGCGATAACGTCAAGAAGCGTATCGACAAGCTGACCGCGCGCCTGCGCGAGACGCAGCGCCGTGAGCAGGCGGCCTTGGAATATGCCAAGCAGGTGCAATCTCGTGCGCAGCAGCTTGAGCAGCAGTATCTCAGGAGTGACGAAGAGCGTTTGACGGAGGCCAAGGGCCGCGTTGAGACGCAGGTCGTGGCGCTCAAGCAGATTATCCGCAAGGCTCGTGAAGAGGGCGACGTGGATACGGAGACTGAGGCCCAGCAGCGCCTGGCGTCTCTGACGTACGAGCAGAACCAGATCGATCAGGCCAACCAGCAGCGAGCAGCGTGGGCCGCGCAGCAACAGGCGGCGGCCCAGCAGCCGGCTCAACAGCCTGTCCAGCAACAGCCGCGTCAGGTCGATCCTCGCGTCGAGGAATGGGCTGAGAGAAACAAGTGGTACGGGCGAGATAACGTCATGACCCACGCCGCTTGGGGAATTCATCGTCAGTTGATCCAAGTTGAGGGATTTGACCCGAGCTCGGACGAGTACTATGATGAACTTGACAAACGTATCAGAGAGTCGTTTCCGCATAAGTTTGCGGAAAACAATGCTGGTACGCAGAGGGCTACGAGATCCGTGCAGACCGTAGCACCCGCCTCCCGTTCAACCGGGGTAAACAATGCTGCACGCCGCACTGTCAAGTTGACCCCTAGTCAAGTGGCAATTGCTAAAAAGCTGGGCGTTCCCCTTGAGGAATACGCCAAGTACGTGAAGGAGTAAGGAACTATGAGCGACGTTAAAACCCTTAATCGCACTTCCCGAGAAGCTGATGCTCGTGGAAAGTCTGCGCGACGTAAGCCATGGGCTCCGCCTTCTCGCTTGGATGCGCCTCCGGCCCCTGTAGGTTACAAGCACCGCTGGATCCGAGCTTCGGCAGGTGGGGTGGAAGATCGTACGAACATCGCAGGTCGTCTCCGTGAGGGGTACGAGCTGGTTCGTGCGGACGAGTACCCTGACTTCCCGGTTCCAACGTCGGACGATGGTCGACATGCTGGCGTGATCAGCGTGGGAGGCCTTCTTCTTGCTCGTATTCCCGAGGAAACGGTCGAAGAGCGCAATACGCATTACCGAGGCAAGGCGAGCGACCAAATGCAGGCTGCTGATAACGAGCTCATGAAAAGCAATGCTCATTCGAGCATGGTCATTGAGCGACCGAATCGCAGATCCCGTGTTTCATTCGGCGGTTCCAAAGGAACCAGTGAATAACTTTTTCAGAGGATTAATCAAATGGCAAACGTAGATAAAGCCTTTGGTCTCCGTCCTCTCGGCAATCTGTCTGCAACTGGGTCCCAGAAGCAGTACGGTTACGAGATTGCGGACAACCAATCAGGTGCGATCTATCAGGGCGACCTGGTGACGATCGTGAACGGTTATGTCGTTAAGTTCGTTCCGGCTACGCACGCTGCGGCGCTGGGCGTCTTCAACGGCTGCTTCTATGTCGACCCGACCACGGGCAAGCCGACTTGGAAGAACTACTATCCGGGCAGCGTCAACATCACCTCCGGCAAGATCATTGCCGACGTGCTTGACGATCCGAGCCAGTTGTTCCTGATCCAGGCGGACGAGGACATCGAGCAAGCCGACATCGGCAAGAACGCTGACGTCGTTGGAACTGGCGGTAGCGCCACCACGGGCCTGTCGACGATGGAATTGGATTCGTCCACCATCGCTGACACGGCGGCACTCAACCTCAAGATCGTTGGTCTCTGGAATGTTCCGGGCAACGAGCTGGGGAACTTTGCCGTGGTCGTTGTGAAAATCAACGAGCACCTGTACGGCAGCACCGGCGTCAAGGCCGTAACCTGATTTATAGGGGCATAAAAAATGGCTATTTCACGTGCACAATTAGTCAAGGAACTCGAGCCGGGCTTGAATGCCCTGTTCGGCCTTGAGTACAAGAACTACGAGAACGAGCACGCCGAGATCTACTCGGTGGAGACCTCGGATCGTGCGTTCGAAGAAGAGGTCATGGAGTCGGGCTTCGGTGAAGCTCCGGTGAAGACGGAAGGCGCTGGCGTTGCATACGACCAGGCGCAGGAAGTCTACACCTCGCGCTACACCCACGAGACCGTCGCTCTGGCGTTTTCGCTCACCGAGGAAGCCGTTGAGGACAACCTCTACGACAAGCTCTCGGCGCGTTACACCAAGGCGCTGGCTCGTTCGATGGCTCAGACGAAGCAGATCAAGGCTGCCAGCGTGCTCAACGGCGCGTTCGACACCTCGATCGGCGGCGACGGAAAGCCGCTGTGTGCGCTCGATCACCCGACCCTCTCGGGTCCGGATCTGAAGAACGAGCTCACCACGGCTGCTGACCTGAGCGAGACCTCGCTTGAGCAGGCTTTGATCGACATTGCTGCGTTCATCGACGAGCGCGGCCTGAAGATCGCTGTTCAGGGCTTGAAGCTCATCATCCCGAAGGAACTCATGTTTACGGCTGACCGTATCCTCAAGTCGACGCTGCGCGTTGGCACTGCGGATAACGACATCAACGCCGTGAAGAACATGGGCATGGTGCCGCAGGGCTACACCGTGAACCACTTCTTGACCGACCCGGACGCTTGGTTCATCAAGACCGACGCTCCGAACGGCATGAAGATGTTCCAGCGTGTTGCCATCAAGACTGGTTTCGAGGGCGACTTCGATACCGGCAACGTGCGGTACAAGGCTCGCGAGCGCTACAGCTTCGGCTTCAGCGACCCGCGTGGCATCTTCGGATCGCCCGGCGCTGCTTAATAGCGGCAAACAGAAGGGGGTCGAAAGACCCCCTTCTTTTATTGAATTTGCTGACGTATAGTTGAATTGTTCCGGGGTAATCCAGGTACGTCTGACAGACCCGGCTGACGACATGCAGACAGCCGTACCTAACTCGCATGTGAGGACAACATGGCTGTTACGCATTTTTCTGGCCCGCTCCAGTATTCGGGCAAAGGCACCGTCACGGGCGCCTGGGGCACTGATCTCACCATTTCCGCAAACCCAGCGGTCGTCTCGTACATGGACGACTTTCTCGGCGTTGCGCTCGATAGCACCAACGATTGGACCGTAGTTAAGGATTCGGGAGCCTCTGCCGGCATTGTTGCCGACACGGTCAATGGGCTCCTTGCGCTGACCTCGGCTGCTACGACGGACGACGACGGCGCGTCAATTCAAGGCAATGAGGTCTACAAGGCCGCTGCCGATAAGGTGGTGTGGTTTGAGACCCGCCTCCAGTGCAACGACGCCGATCAGACCGACATTTGCGCTGGGCTCACTGTTAACTTTGCGACCAACCCGGAAGCCATGTTGACGGCTGCCGATCGCATCGTGTTCCAGGTGGACGACGGCAATGCCTCGATCCTCTGCAAGACGGAATCGGGCGGCACCGAGACCTCGACGGACTCGGGCGTTGATCTTGTCGACGACACCGACGTCACCCTTGGTTTCCGCGTGAGCGGTACTGGCGTTGTGGAGTTTTTCGTAAACCGCAAGCTCGTTGCGACGCACACGACCAACATTCCGACTACGGAGTTGGCGCTAGCGGCGATGTCTTTGTCGGGCAGTGCCACGGGCACGCGTTCGACGAAGATCGACTACATCTTCGCCTCGGCGACGCGCTAAAAACGGAAGCGCCCCGGGTCAGCAATGATCCGGGGCGATCCGGCTTCACCTAGACAAAGGAAGCAGGGCTATGAGTTTTGCAAGTGACGTCAAAGCCAAAACCGTGGTCGCCACTGGCGATGCGGTAAACGGCCGTACGCGTGTCCAAGGCGTGTATTTCACCAATTCTGGGACCGCCTCTGGGTTCACCCTCAAGACCGGCGGGGCCAGTGGCACCACGATTCTTGACATTAAGACCCCGGCAGCGGCTGGAGCCTACGATCTCATTATTCCCGATGACGGAATTTTGGCTACCGATGGCGTTTACGTGACTATCGCGGATGCGCAAGTGTTGAGCGTCACCGTGCTGTACGTGGGCGGAGCGCCGGCCTAATGCCCGGCTGCATGGGCGTTGCCATGCGTGGCGGCGGTGCCGTCCGCAAAGGCATGGGCATCAAAACTTCGGTTAAGAGCGGTAATTTCCGCCCGACGAAGCAAGGTGCCGGCATGACCAAAAAAGGTGTTGCCGCCTATCGCAAAGCGAACCCCGGAAGCAGACTTCAGACGGCCGTAACGGAATCCAATCCGGGCCCTGCTCGGGCAAAGCGACGTAAGTCGTTTTGTGCACGTTCCGCCGGTCAGATGAAGATGTACCCAGAAGCGGCCAAGGATCCAAACAGTCGGATTCGACAGGCCCGTCGGCGATGGAAGTGTTAGTCGATGGAAATCATGATCTGGAACATCATCCTGTCAGCGATAGTGACCGGGATGGGATTCATGCTAAAGGGTAAGTTTGATGAACTGGCTCGGCTGAATATATTGCTCAACCGAACCCGTGAGGAGATTGCGAGAGACCACATCACTCGCAGAGAAGTGGACGATAGAATCGAGAAGTTTGTCGCGCACGTTGACCAACGATTCAATCGTCTTGAAGCTAAACTTGACGAAATCCGTACTACGAGGGATTAACAATGCCTGGCAAACTCAAGATGGTCATGAAGGGCGGTAAGAAGGTTCCTTCTTTCGCTGCGGATGGCCTTGGTAAGATGAAGAAGGGTGGTATGGCCGATAAGAAAGGCCGTGCCATGAAGAGCAACAGCAAGGACGCGCGCGGTCGCGCGATGCGGGGTAAGTAACATGGCCGGACGTGGCATGGGCGCAGCCGTTCGCGGTGGTGGCGCTGTTGGAAAAGGTCCCAAGAATCACATGGTGTCAAAGCCCAGCATGAAGACCGGTAAGGTTGTCATGGCTGCTAAGGGCGGTGCTATAAATCAGCACAAAGAGATGGCCATGGGCATGATGGGCGGTGGCATGGCTCGCGGCTACAAGAAGGGCGGCATGGCCAAGAAGAAGGTCAAGAAGATGCGCTACGGCGGGTCTTGCGGCTAATCAATGGCTACTTCTGGCACAACAGACTTCAACCTGTCGATTGACGACTTGGTTGAAGAAGCATTTGAGCGTTGCGGCATGCGGCCGACGAGCGGTTATCAGCTCAACTCCGCACGCCGCTCGCTCAATTTGCTGTTTCTGGATTGGGCCAATCGTGGCTTGAACCTTTGGACCATTGAGCAGGCTACGTACACCCTGACTCAAGGTGTTAACGAGATTACGCTCCCATCGGATACCGTTAACGTCTTGGAGGCGATCATTCGCCAAAACAGCCAAGGCATTAACAGCGACGTGTACATCGAGCGTATAAGCCGCGAAGACTACTTGAACGTACCGGACAAGACCTCGGAATCGCGCCCGGCACAGTTTTACGTGCAGCGTGCCAATCCGACCAAGGTCTTCTTTTATCCGGCGGCGGATCAGACGTACACCTTTGTGTACTACAAGATTCGTCGGATTCAGGACGCTGGCGTATACACGAACGAGGCGGACATTAACTTCCGGTTCTTGCCGTGTCTTGCGTCGGGGCTGGCTTATCAGTTGTCGTTGAAGTTTGCGCCGGATCGTACGGCAGCACTCAAGGCGATTTACGAAGAGGACTTTAACCGAGCGGCCATGGAGGATCGGGACACAGCAAGCGTGCAGTTTGTCCCGGACATGGGGGTCTAAGTGGCCTACGCAACAGGTAAGTTTTCTTACGGGCTGTGTGATTTTTGTGGTCAGCGGTATCCTTACAATGTGCTGCGTAAGCAGTGGCAGGGATACATGGTCTGCCCCGATGATTACGAGCCGAAGGAGCCGCAGCTTGAGCCGTTGCGTTACCGTGGTGACGCAATCGCTTTGCGCGATCCGAGGCCTGATCGTATTGAACCGGTTTCTGTGTACGTTGGCGCGCCCGGTTTTACGGCTTTTCAGAGTTACGGATCTGCTCGTAACACGAACGATATGCGGCCCTATGTTGAGGGCCAGGCTTTGATCGCTCAAGGCGTAGTGGGGTCAGTTTCGGTGGCTACATCATGACGTACGACGAACTAGTCACGAACATTCGGAACTACACCGAGGTGAACGCTAACGTGTTCACCAATGCGGTGATCAATACGTTTATCACGATGGCGGAGAATCAGATTCTTCGCGAGATCGATTTGGACGTGTTCAAGGTTGAGGCCACGGCCAACATGACCTTGGGCAACAAATTTCTGTCCGCTCCGAGCGATATCCTGACCCATCGGTACATGATGATCACCTCGGGATCTAACCAGATTTTCTTGGATTTCCGAGACACCTCCTTCATGAAGGAGTATTGGCCGAACGGTTCGACGACCGGCGTGCCCAAGTACTATTCGGTGTGGGACCAAAACACGTTCTACGTAGCCCCGACGCCTGGCGCTAACTACGTGGTCGAGCTTGGCTATATCTACCGACCGGCCCAGTTGTCCTCGGCAAACCCGAACACCTGGATCAGCATTAATGCACCGGAAGCCCTGTTGTACGCTTGTTTGATTCAGGCCTATAGCTACACCAAGGGCCCGGACAACATGCTCCAGTACTTCAAGAATTCGTATCGCGAAGCGGTACAGGGCCTCGGCATCGAGCAACAAGGACGCCGCCGCCGCGACGAGTACCGCGATGGTATGATCCGCTTGCCGCTTAAATCGGAGTCGCCCGGCCCATGATCAACGTTTCATCGCCCGTCCTAGTCGGCGGGGTACAAGTCCAAACCACCCAGTTTCGTGGGTGGACGACGGAAGAGCTTGCCCAGCGAGCGGCTGACAAAATCGTCTACGTAGGCGATCAGTCTCACCCGGCCATTCGGGAGCAGGCGATAGCGTTCAAAGAGAGCGTGAGACAGGTGGTTGCCTTCTATTTGAAGGAAGCCATTGAACAAGACCGAATCACCGTGGCCAACAAGCTGCGGGAGGCCGGGCATCCAGAGCTGGTCCATTTGTTAGGAGAATAGAGATGGCATTTTCAGGCAACTTTATGTGCACCAGCTTCAAAGTGGAGCTGATGCAGGCTGTTCACAACTTCACGGCGAGCACGGGCAACACCTTCAAGCTCGCGCTGTACGACAACAGTGCGTCGTTTACGGCGGCCACGACGGCCTACACCGCGACGAACGAAGTTGCGAACTCGGGCACGTACTCCGCAGGTGGCGGTACGCTAACGAACGTCACGCCGACCTCGAGCGGCACGACGGCGTTTACGGACTTCGCGGATCTGTCGTTTACGAGTGCGACGATTACTGCATACGGTGCGTTGATCTATAACGACACGGCTGCGGGTAACCCGGCGGTGTGCGTCCTGGACTTCGGTGGTGCGAAAACTTCGACCAACGGTACGTTCACGATCATCTTCCCGACGGCAGACGCAACGAACGCTATCATCCGTATCGCCTGATCGGAGGGTTAAATGGCCCTCGTTCTTGCAGATCGAGTCCTAGAAACCACCACGACGGCGGGGCTGGGAACTATTACGCTTGCCGGAGCCGAGACCGGTTATCAGTCTTTTGCTGCTATCGGCAACGGCAATACCACTTACTACGTCATCGCCGGCCAGACCGGCTCTGAGTGGGAAGTGGGCATTGGCACTTATACGTCATCGGGCACCACGCTCTCCCGAGATACAGTGCTGGCTTCGAGCGCGAGCGGCGCGAAGGTCTCGTTCTCTGCTGGAACTAAGAACGTCTTTTCAGACTTCCCTGCTTATGCGGCCAACCGGCCGATCATGGAAAGTCTGAACACGATCGCTAACGACTACACCTTGACGACCGGACGGAACGGACTGAGCGTAGGGCCGGTGACCATTGGGTCTGGCGCGAGCGTAACGGTGCCGGCTGATCAATCCTGGTTGGTTCTCAACAATACCGGAGGCAGCGGTGCCGGTACGATAGCAACGGTTGGAAAGGCAATCGCAATGTCGATTGTGTTCGGAGGTTGATGAGATGGCGAATCCAAATATTGTCAATGTTTCCACGATTTATGGAAACAACTCACTGACATCACTCTCCACCACGAATGCAACGGCTATCGTGAACAACGCTGCATCTAGCGGTAAGGTCTTTAAGATCAACAGCATCATTGTGGCGAACGTGGACGGTACAAGCGCGGCAGATATTTCGATCAATGTCTACAGTCAGGATGACCTAGGCGGCACGGCTTACGCTCTGGCTTCCACAGTATCTGTTCCTGCTGATGCGACGTTGGTTGTTATCGACAAGAACACTTCGATCTACTTGAAGGAAGATCAGTCTATTGGTGCCACGGCTGGCACGGCCAGTGATCTTGTTGTCGTCGCTTCTTGGGAAGAGATCAACTAATGACCCTGCGATATACAGGCGGAGTCATACGAGCGGCTGCGCCTACAGTTAATACAGGATCTGCAAAGGGAGTTTGGCTGTTAAGTCAGGCTTTGCCTTATCGCGCTGCGGGAACGTGGCCTGTTTCGGCTGTTACCATTGTTCAAACCTTCCTCGCTTCGGGCACTTGGACTGCCCCAACTGGTGTAACTGAAGTTGAGTACCTTGTCGTTGCGGGTGGCGGTGGTGGTGGTGGCGATTCTGCTGGTGGCGGCGGTGCAGGCGGTTTTAGAACAGGCACCGGATTAAGTGTTACGGCAGGCACCGATTACACCGTTACGATTGGCGCTGGCGGAGCCGGTGGCCCGGCGACCGGTGGTTCTGCAAATGGCGGAACATCTGGTAGTAACTCCGTATTTAGTACTATCACATCTGCTGGCGGCGGCGGCGGCGCAGGAACACAAACTGCGGCTCAAGCAGGCGGCTCTGGTGGTGGTGGAGCAGCGGCTGGCGTTCCGGGGGCTATACCGGGTGCGGCAGGAAATACGCCAAATACTTCGCCATCTCAAGGTAATAATGGAGGAAGCGCACCTGCTACAACTCCGAATTACGGAGCAGGTGGTGGCGGTGGAGCGTCTGCCGTAGGCGCAGATGGAACTTCTACGAACGGCGGTAACGGAGGCAATGGTACTGTTTCGTCCATTAGTGGCTCGTCAGTTACTTATGCCGGCGGCGGTGGCGGATCAAATTGGCGGTCATCAACTAACGCAGGATCGGGCGGTTCCGGTGGCGGCGGTGCAGGTGGATTAGGCGCGGCTGGAACAGCAGGTACCGCCAATACTGGCGGTGGCGGTGGAGGTGGCGGTCATAACGCAGGAGATACCGTTTTTGCTGGCGGCGCTGGCGGCTCTGGCATTGTCGTTCTCAAATATTTAGTACCAACATCAACCACGATCTTCACGTTTAAATCTACGCAGAAATGGGTAGCCCCAATCGGTGCTGTCAGCGTTGACTATTTGGTTGTTGCGGGTGGCGGTGGAGGTGGGTACATTTCTGCTGGCGGCGGCGGGGCAGGCGGCTTCCGCACGGGGACCGCGTTAAGTATTACAGCAGGAACGGAATATACGATTACTGTTGGCGGTGGCGGCGCTGGGGCAACTACAGTAACGACCATCAACGGCAGCGATTCTACGTTCAGCACTATTACCGCTACAGGCGGCGGTGGCGGTGGCTCAAATAGTCCAGCCTTCCCGAATGCTCCTGCTGCTGGCGCAAATGGCGGTTCTGGCGGCGGCGGTGCAAACCGCGCAAATGCTGGCCTTGGAAATACCCCAAATACCTCACCGTCTCAAGGAAACAATGGTGGTTCTGGGGGTAATGCGCCTAACTATGGTGGCGCAGGCGGCGGCGGTGCTTCCGCAACTGGTTCAAACGGAACCAATTCCGACGGCGGTAACGGTGGTAACGGCACGGCCTCGTCTATTTCTGGCAGCAGCGTAACGTATGCTGGTGGTGGTGGCGGCGGCACTTTTTCACCGGGAACACGCGGTACAGGTGGCACAGGTGGCGGTGGCAATGGCTCAAACAGCGGTAACGCAAACACCGCTGGAACAGCCAACACGGGTGGGGGTGGGGGCGCTGGTTCTGAAGCCCCTTACGGAAATGGTGCAGCAGGCGGTTCCGGTATCGTGATCCTTAAGGTGAACTACTAATGAAGGCTTACCAACTAGTCGGCATTGATACGGCGATGCACCTGCTTCGCCCCGGCGCAAAATGGGAGTTTACCAGTGGGGCTGGTTTTACCCGTTGGGACGATCCGCGCCCGTGTCCGTCCGTTGAGGAAGTGTTTGAGACGATTGAAAAGATTCGGTTGTTTGAGGAATCCATCAACACCATTCTGCTTCCCGAGCAGCAGGCTGCATTTGACGATTACGTTGCTCAGATTGAAAAGGCGGTTGCGTGATTACATACAACCTCTTTCCTACGGCTGTCGCCAAGTTTGAACTTGGACGGGACTACACCGCCGAGGAAATGGCGTTTGTGGACGAACAGCCGACGCATAGCAACATGGGCAACACGACGAGCGATGACCGTTATGTGCTGCGTCACGACACGATGGCAAGCCTCAAGGCGTTTGCCGAGGCCAGCGTCAATGAGTATCTGCGCTCTATCTACGCGCCGAAACACGACGTTACGCTGCGCCTGACGCAATCGTGGCTGAACTACACCAAGGCCGGTCAGTACCACCACAAGCACTCGCATCCCAACTCGTTTGTGTCTGGGGTGCTATACCTCAAGGCTGCCCGTGAGCGGGACAAGATTTACTTTTACAAAGACGGCTATCAACAAGTCAAATTACCGACCGACAACTACAACTTGTACAACAGCGATTCGTGGTGGTTTGAGGTTGGCGCTGGCGATTTGATGCTGTTTCCGTCAAGCCTGACGCACATGGTCGAAACCGTGCAGGGCGATGAGCGCGTATCATTGGCATTTAATACATTTCCGGTTGGGTATGTTGGCGACGAAGAGAACCTAACTGCGCTGCATTTGAGGAACTGACATGGCCCACTTCGCTGAATTAGATAGCAATAACGTTGTGCTGCGAGTCGTTGTCGTAGCCAACAAAGACACGGCGGACGCTAACGGCAACGAAGTCGAGAGCATCGGCGTGGCGTTCTGCCAGCGTTTGCTGGGCGGGAACTGGAAGCAGACGTCCTACAACGGAAACTTCCGTAAGAACTACGCCGGTATTGGCTACACTTATCGTGCTGACATCGACGCTTTTGTGGCCCCACAGCCGTATCCGTCGTGGGTCTTGAACCCCGACACCGCGCAGTGGGAAGCCCCGGTGCCGATGCCGACCGATGGCAAGATATATTCATGGGACGAGGCCACGCAATCGTGGGTAGCGCTCCCGCAGGAGTAAGACATGGCTAACGTAATTAATGCTCAGAACGGGATCATATCGACGGCTGACTCAACCTCCGTCCTGGACATTAAGACGGGAGGCACAACTGCCATTTCGGTCGATGCGTCTCAGGTCACTACGTTTAGCAAGGGCGTCAAGATCAACGGTTCGAGCTCTGGCACGGCCACGCTCAACCCTCCCGCAGCCGCGTCCACGTACGTGTACACGCTCCCGCAGAGCACGGCGACGCTTGGGTACCTAAACGCCCCTGCTGTCGGCACGAAGACCGGGTCGTACACGTTGGCCACGGCTGACGTGGGCAAGTACGTGCAGGTCGGATCTGGCGGGTCGATCACGATCCCGGACGCGACGTTTGCTGAAGGCGATGTCATTGCCGTGGCCAATAACACCAGTGGCAACATCACGATTACTTGCACGATCACGACGGCATACATTGCGGGTACGGATACGGACAAGGCGACGGTGACCTTGGCTACGCGTGGCATAGCCACGATCCTGTTCTTGTCTGGTACTGTCTGCATCATCAGCGGTAACGTGAGCTAACCAATGACAGCGCCCCTCCTGTTTTTGTTAGGTGGTGCCCCACAGGCCGCCGCAGTAGATCCGTACTTCTACTCCGTCACCTCATTGCTTCACGGCGATGGGACTAACGGCGCCCAGAACAATACATTTCTGGACTCCAGCACCAACAACTTCACCATCACGCGCAACGGGAACACCACCCAAGGCTCGTTCAGTCCGTTTAGTCAGACGGGGTGGGGGAACTACTTTAGCGGAAGCACGACTTTTGTAAGCGCACCAGCAAACGCAGCGTTTTCTTACGGGACTGGTGACTTTACGTACGAGGCGTGGATTTATCCAACGGCTGACGGCAATGCCAGCACTTATAGATTTATCATGGGCGCTGGCGGGTCTGGGCAGGCGGATCAATGGAATATAAATAATGCTGGTGACCAAACTCTAGTCTATTACGACGGTGCGGTTGCATTCACCACCACCAATAAATTTACGCTAAATTCTTGGAATCATATTGCTGTTTCAAGAAATTCAGGGACGTTGCGAGTTTTCATCAATGGCGTTGTCGGAGCAAGTGGCGCTAGTACGGCTAGCATAACCATTGGCGGTTCGCAAACTTTTTACGTTGGTAATCGGTCTGGCGGTGCAGATAGTCCTCAACAGGTATTTGTTGGTTACATGAGCAATGTTCGCGTCTTAAAAGGCGTCGGACTTTATACGGCTAACTTTACTCCACCAACTACACCGCTTACCGCGATTAGCGGTACCTCGCTTCTCACCTGCCAAGCCAATAGGTTCCTTGACGCTTCCTCCAACAACTTCACAATCACGCGAGGCGGGGATACTTCCGTCCAGCCCTTCTCGCCCTTCAACCCCACCACGGCCTACAGCACTAGCACGGTCGGTGGCAGCGGCTACTTTGATGGGAGTGGGGATTATCTTGAAACCACTAGTTCTCAAATCATTCCTAGCGGAAACTTTACGATTGAGGCGTGGGCTTACATAACAAGCAGTAGTTCTACGCAAACCATCGTTGCACAAGGGACTGGCGTAGGCGATGGCGCACGAACATGGATGGGAATTGAAAACAGCAGCGGGGCAAAGTGGGCTGTTCAGGTAGGCGGGACACAGGCTATCAGCAGCGTTACGCCAGTTTTAAACGCATGGCATTACCTTGCTATGGTTTACAACGGATCAACTATAAAGATGTACCTAAACGGTACAGAGATAGCGTCAGCGTCTTCAACAACAAACGCATCAAATACAACGCTAAAAATTGGAACTAACTGGGGTAGTTACATTACTACCGGATTCATATCCAATATCCGCATCTCTAATACTGCAAGAACAATTAGCGCAGTTCCGTCGTCCTTATTGACGACAGATGCAAACACCGTATTTCTTGCCAACTTCACCAACGCCGGTATCTTCGACAACGCTGCCGTTGCGGATTACGAGACGGTCGGCAATGCCCAGGTCAGTACCTCGGTCAAGAAGTACGGCACGGGGTCTATGTCGTTTGATGGGACGGGGGATTACCTGCCCACGGCATCAAACCAAAACTTTGCGTTTAGGACTGGCGATTTCACGGTTGAGTACTGGATTTATACTAATTCCAGCGCAGATGATGGAATCTTCCAGTTGTCCACAACCGCCGGGGGGTTCGCAACCTCTTATACAAACGGCATGATGATGGCCGTTGTTAGTGGCGTTCTTTATTACGCACTTGGCGGCTCAAGTGCATCAACCGGCTTCACTATCAATAACAGCACTTGGTATCACATCGCCATGTGCAGGACGAGCGGCGTTGTAAAGGTTTTTGTAAACGGAACGCAAGTTGCTTCAGCCGCTAATACGACGGACGTTACCGCGACAAATTTAGTCATTGGTGGTTACTACAGCACCTCTTATACGCTAGTCGGTTACATTGACGATTTCCGTATTAGCAACGGCATAGGCCGCTACCCCTACAACTTCACGCCTCCAACGGCAGAGTTCCCCAACATCGGCGGTACGGTCACGCTGACTGCCGATCCTTACTTCGACTACACCACTCTACTGCTGCCCGGTAACGGCACCAACGGAGCGCAGAACAATACGTTCCTAGACTCGTCTACCAACAACTTTACGATCACCCGCAACGGCAACACGACGCAGGGAACGTTCTCGCCGTTTTCGCAGACGGGGTGGGGGAACTACTTTGATGGAACGGGGGATTATTTAAGTATTGGCACTTCAACTAACTTAGCTCTGGGTGCTAACGACTTCACCATTGAATGTTTTCTATTTATGACGGCATACAATGGGAACGGTAGCACTATCTGGGACTATAGAACTAGTGGCGGCACCCCAAACACAATGTCGTCATTTTTTGTTGGATCAACTGGAGTGCCAGTTTTCTATGTGGGCAACGGATCATCATTAGTTGCAGTAATCACGGGATCATCATCCGTTTTATTGAATGTTTGGAATCATTTGGCGTTGGTTAGAAGCGGCAGCACAATTACTCTTTATCTCAACGGAGTAAGTATTGGTAGTGCCACAAATACCACAGATTTAGGCATTCAAACTTTTCGTATCAATGACCCACAAGGAAGTTTTGGGGCGACGGCATATTTTTCAAATTTCAGAATAGTCAAAGGCACCGCCGTCTACACGGCCAACTTCACGCCTAGCACGACGCCACTTACCGCTATCACCAACACCTCCCTGCTGACCTGTCAGAGCAACCGCTTCGTAGACAACAGCAGCAACGCCTTTGCCATCACGCGCAACGGTGATGTGTCTGTCCAAGCCTTCAGCCCGTTCAACCCCACGGCAGCGTGGAGTGCAGCGACGTATGGCGGGAGTGGGTATTTTGATGGGTCTGGCGATTACCTCAACGGCCCATCAACCGGGCAGTTCGCGCCAACTGGCGACTTCACTATTTCAATGTGGATTTACCCCACATCGTTTGCGGCATCTTTTTATGTCTTAGCGGGATCGTGGGCGGGTGCTGGTGCAGCGAATGAATGGCTGATTCAGTATGACAATACGGGGGCTATCCGATTCTTGACGACCACCGATAGCACATTTAGTGCTGCTGGCGTAATCAAATTAAACCAATGGCAATTTTTGTCTATTAGCCGTACTGGAAGCACGTTGACCGGCTACGTTAACGGTACGTCGTTTAGGTCTTATACGCTTACCGGCACAGTTGGCTCTGCAACAAAAGTTGTTTACATTGGCATTCAGTCTGGAACGACTTGGCCGTATATAGGTTATATGGCTGACTTCCGTATGGTTGCTGGCTCGGCTGAAAGCGCAACGCCGCCCACTTCTCCTGCAACGGCTATTAGCGGCACCAATATGCTGCTCAACTTCACCAACGCAGGCATCTACGACGCTACGTCCAAGAACGACCTTGAGACGGTGGGCAACGCGCAGATCAGCACGACGCAGAGCAAGTTCGGCGGGTCGTCTATTTATTTGGATGGGACGGGAGATTATTGCCTATTCCCTGTTTCGCAGAACTTTGCGTTTGGTACAGGCGACTTTACGTTGGAATGTTGGATACGAACGAACCGCACTACCCAATCATTGTTTGGGCTTGAAACTGGAACAGGTTCTTACGGACTTGTGTTTTCAGGTGGAGATTTGTATTGGCAAAATTCCACAATGGTCGCAAACCTCATGAATGCATCGGCTACGTCCATATTAGATAACAATTGGCATCACGTTGCGTTAACTAGATACAACGGAACTTCGCGTATGTTTTTTGACGGAGTTCAAGTGGTAAGTGCTTCTGACTCAACTAATTACACAGCAACAACTAAGATGAATGTTGGCTATCAACACACACCAGCAAACTATTATCTCGGCTACATCAACGACCTTCGCATCACCAAAGGCATCGCCCGTTACACCAGCAACTTCACCCCGCCGACTACGGCGTTCCTGACCCTGTAAGGTGACACATGACTCTTTATAGTTTTAAAGGCCATTACCCGGTCGAAGTCATCGACAACAACAAGGGTTGGTATGAAGTTCCTGCCAAGCCCGAGGCACCGGAGGGCAAGCAAGTTGCGTGGCTGAACGGCGAGTGGGTCGTGCGTGATCCTAAGCCCGAGGATCGTCCCGGCTACCAATGGAACTGGAACCACAGCGAGATGGCGTGGGTAGAGTGCGAGTACGCGCAGACTGCGCCAGAAGTCGTAGAGCCGCCCGTCATCGAGCTCACCCCGGTAACCGCCTCTGCCGCAATCAGTAACGAATTTGATATCGTAGCACCTGAAGTCGTCCCGCAGGATTCCGAGGACTAAGTAGTGCTTGGTTTTTCCCCACTTTCCTCCGCCCCGATTTCCTCCACAGGGCTGGAGGGTGGGGTCAACGTTGCTGTTAACGTCACAGGCGTTGCGGCGACGGGGGCTATTGGCACCGTCGCGGTTACGGGCGCTGCCAATGTCGATCTCATCGGGGTACAGGCCTCTGGTCAGGTCGGCACGGTTGCCGTCGAAGCCGGCACCGATGTCCTTGTCACGGGAGTCTTTGCCACCGGTCAGGTCGGATCTGTCGCCGTTACCGGCGCAGCGAACGTCGATGTCACAGGCGTTCAGGCTTCCGGACAAGTCGGATCTGTCGCCGTTACGGCTGATGTCGACGTTCCTGTCACGGGAGTCTTTGCCACTGGTGAAGTCGGCACCGTCACGGTCCTGGCCGGCATCGACGTCTTTGTCACCGGTGTCCAAGCAACGGGAGCCGTGGGCAGTGTTGCGGTCACCGCCGACGCCAATACCAATGTCACCGGAGTATTCGCAACCGGCGAAGTCGGCACTGTCGCGGTATCCGCAGGCGCGCAGGTTCCTGTATCAGGGCTCACGGCTCAAGGAGCAGTGGGGACGGTCGCCGTCACCGGATCTGCCAATGTACTGCCCACCGGAGTCTCCGCCACCGGCCAAGTCGGTACGGTGGATATCGTCGTCACGACGTTTGTACTGGTCACGGGCGTGCAGGCGACGGGATCCGTTGGCTCTGTTGCGGTCGCGGCCAATGCCGATGTGTTCGTCACGGGCGTACAAGCAACTGGACAAGTCGGTCAAGTCACGATTTGGAGTAATATTATCCCTGGCCCAACCGGCCCGTGGACCGTGGTCGATGACGCGCAGGGCGGTATTTGGACGCCTGTGGATGATTCGCAAACGAATATTTGGACGCCGATAGCGGCCTAGAGGATTGAGAAATGCCTAGTAACTACAGCACAAACCTTGGCCTGGAGCTCATGGTGACGGGCGAAAAGTCCGACACTTGGGGCGACATTACCAATACTAACCTAGGAACGCTGCTGGAGCAGGCCGTATCTGGCTACGTCACGCAGGCGGTGGCTACGGGAACGGACACGACGATCACCATCCCGGATGGTTCGACGGGCGTTGCTCGAAACATGTACATCGAGCTCACCGGCACCGGTGGCGCGGCCACGAACCTGATCGTTCCTGCCAAGAAGAAGCTGTACTTTATCTACAACAACACCGCGAGTGGGCAGGTCACCGTCAAGGTATCTGGCCAGACGGGTGTTTCTGTTGCAAACGGTACAAAGGTCATTCTTGTTTGCGACGGCACGGACGTTGAGCTTGCGACGAGCTACCCGACGCTGCCGGTTGCGGTGGCGGATGGGGGCACTGGCCAGACGAGTTACACCAACGGTCAATTGCTGATCGGTAATTCCACCGGCAACACGCTGACTAAAGCCACCCTTACGGCTGGCAGCAACATCACCATTACCAATGGCGCGGGGTCCATCACGATCGCATCGACTAGCGCGCTTGCCGGTACGACCACCTCGTCCTTAACCGCGCTTGGAACCAACGCAGGCGACAGCGTTACATCGGGAGCTGGTAATACCGTTGTTGGATACCAGGCAGGTACTGATTTAACGACCGGTGGCTTGAACACGTTTGTTGGTGAATACGCTGGCTGGAAGCAAGTAAGTGGAACCATCAACACGGCTATTGGCCGTTTCAGTGGTGCTTATGGAACTTCCTATACCGGCTGTACCTACATGGGTCACGGCGCAGGTATTTATCGTACTGGGGACGCTAACACAGGCATTGGCTATCAAGCACTCGCAGGTAATGGTTCTGTTGCCAGTACGGGATACTCAAACACTGCTGTTGGCTACAGTGCTTTAGAAAGTGCCACTACCGGATTCGGTAACGTCGCCGTTGGTAATGGTTCTAGCTATTCACTTACTACTGGATACAGAAACGTAACTATCGGGTTTGGTGCTGGTAATAACCTTACTACCACTATTGGTGCCACCGCGATTGGCTATCAAGCACTGTACGATTTTACGGTCGCCACCGGAAATGAACTTTCGTTCAACACCGCTCTTGGTTATGAAGCAGGTGCTAATTTAGCAGTAAGCAACGGCTCTTATGCTTGCACGTTCATTGGCGGTTTGTCGGGAACTAGCGTTACAAGCGGAACCTATGTGACCGCGCTTGGGTTTGAAGCCCTCGCATCATCCAGCAACTACAGCAACATTGTTGGCGTTGGATCAAGCACTAGCGTAACCGGCAGCAACCAAGTTCAGTTGGGCGATGCGTCAACGACGACGTATGCCTACGGCTCAGTCCAAAATCGTTCGGATGAACGCGATAAAACAGAAATCAAAGACACCGGACTTGGGCTGGACTTCATCATGGCATTGCGCCCACGCGATTTTAAGTGGGACATGCGTGAAGACTACAGAACTTCGGCTCCGACTAAACCGCAGCGTGATGACTACGAAAGCGACGAAGCATATCAAGCTGCTTTGGCTGCTTGGAACGTAGACTTTGCTGCATGGCAGGAAGCCAGCAAACTCGCCAACATCACGCATGACGGTACTCATACTCGTACTCGTTATCACCACGGTCTGATTGCTCAAGAAGTAAAGCAGACAATGGATGCTATGGGCGTGGACTTTGGTGGCTATCAGGATCATAGCCTCAAGGGCGGCGATGCTGTTCTGTCGATTGGCTACGAAGAGCTGGTAGCCCCGTTGATCAAGGCCATCCAGGAACTCAAAGCCGAGTTCGATGAGTACAAGAGGACGCACCCATGATGACAATGATCTCAACCTTCCTGTCGTTCCTCGCGGGTGGGCTACCCAAGATCCTATCTATTTTCCAAGATCGGCAGGACAAGAAGCATGAGTTGGCTCTGGTTGCGGCTCAGAAAGAACGCGAACTGGCATTAGCCGAGCGTGGCTTTTTGGCTCAGGCGCGGGTTGAGGAAATCAAACTGGAGCAGATTCAGACCCAAACCGCAGCCGAAGAACGGCAGGCTCTGTATCAACACGACATTGAGATTGGCAAAGGCGCATCCCAGTGGATGATTAACCTTCGTGCTTCGGTGCGTCCGGTAGTCACTTACATCTTCGTGTTGGAACTGGTTGCCATCAATATCGCCGGAGTCTGGTACGCCTACAACACGGGTGTGCCATTTGCCGCCGCGATGGCTGAAGTGTTCTCAGATGACGAGATGTTGATTCTCTCTTCGATCATCGCATTTTGGTTTGGCACGCAGGCATTCGGTAAGAAGTGAAAGTCTCCAAGGCCGCCATCGACATGATCAAACACCACGAGGGCGTACGAACACGTCCTTATCGGTGTCCGGCATTGTTGTGGACGGTCGGAGTTGGACACGTTATAGAGCCTACCCACACTGCGGTGAAGTATGAGGAACGTCGCCATTTACCGATACCCGCAGGGTGGGATCGCACTCTCACGATGGACGAGGTGGACGGGATACTTTCTCAAGACCTTGGCCGGTTTGAGCGTGGTGTGGTTCGACTTTGCCCTGCTGCTGTTGGCCGTCAGGGAGTCTTTGATGCTCTCGTATCTTTTGCCTTCAACGTGGGCCTTGGCAATCTCCAACGCTCTTCCCTTCGGATGAAGACGAACCGGGGTGACTTTGAGGAAGCGGCTGACGAGTTTCTGAAGTGGACAAAGGCGGGGGGCCGAGTGTTGCCGGGACTCGTCAAGCGTCGTAACGATGAGCGCGCTTTGTATTTATCTGGAGTGCAGTAATGCCGAAGAAAGCTAAGAGCAAGGTCAACGCCGCTGGCAACTACACGAAGCCGAGCATGCGTAAGCAGTTGTTCGAGTCGATCAAGGCTCGAGCGGTACAGGGCACCAAGGCAGGACAGTGGTCCGCGCGCAAGGCACAACTATTGGCTAAAAAATACAAGGAGAAGGGCGGTGGATACCGTTGATCTCTTTGAGATCGTAACCAGGGCATGGCCAATCCTACTTGCTTTAATCACCCTGATTATTGTGCTGTCGAAGTTAGACCTTCGCGTAGCCATATTGGAAGATAAGATAAAGACCTTGTTTGACTTACTGAACGGTAAGAATTCCAAATGAACATGCAAAAAATCGTAGACATGTTGTTTCCCGTCCTGCTGGCCGCTGTCGGTTGGCTGCTGACGGAGATCGCATCGTTCAACAATCGCCTGATTGCTATCGAAGGCAAAATGCCTGCGTTGATCACGCCGGAAGGTGTGCCGACTGACAGTCCAATTAGTGCTGCTAATCGTCAAAAGCAGAAGGAAGAGTTGCTGGACAAGATTTACGACCTGCAACTACGCGTCAAGTTGTTAGAGGAGCGCAACAAGTGAAGGCTCCCCAACAGTCATTGAAAAACTGGACCGCTCAAAAGTGGAGGACAAAAAGTGGTAAACCGTCTAGCAAAACTGGTGAGCGATACCTCCCAGAGGCTGCGATCAAAAGTCTCAGCCCTCAAGAATACGCTCGTACAACGGCTGCGAAGCGTCGTGGCAAAGTTAAAGGGAAGCAATTCGTAAAGCAGCCGAAGTCTATTGCTCGCAAGACAGCGCAGTACAGGTGAGTCATGGCCAGCGTTAAGAAGGATGCGATTGGGCAGGAGATCCGTAAGTCGTACGAGCGCGGCCAGAAGGGCTGTCCGGAAGCGACGATGGACATCCACATCAATCTCAAGAACCGAAACAATGCGATAAAGGAGTATGGGTACGGTCCGCTGAACCCAGAGGCCGAGTCGCGTGCGTTTTGGGACAAAAAGGCCGAACTCTGGTCGACCACGGTGCGGGAGGCCAAGAAAGCGCGCTGTGGCAACTGCGCCGCGTTCATCCAAACCCCGAAGATGCTGACCTGTATCGAGAACGGCATCGAAGACCCCAGCGAGGAGCACGAAAACTACGCCCCGGATGTGGTCGCGGCAGCCAATCTGGGCTACTGCGAACTCTTTCACTTCAAGTGCGCTGGCGACCGGACGTGTGACGCGTGGCTCGTCGGCGGCCCAATCAAGTAACATGCGGTCATGGCATACTTCAGACTCTTTCTCAAGCCCGGTGTAGACAAGCAAAACACCGAGTACGGCGCAGAAGGCGGGTGGATCGACAGCGATTACATCCGTTTTCGGTACGGCCTGCCTGAAAAGATCGGCGGATGGACCGCGTTTGGCGGTTCGTTGACCTACTTGGTCGGTATGCCAAGCGAAGTGTTCTCGTGGAACAGCCTGGACGGTGCTCCGTACCTCGTGGTGGGCACTTCGAAGAAGGTCTACATCTCGTATGGCGGTAGTTGGGGAGATATCACCCCAATCCGAGACACCGGGGCGGTTACCTTTAGCACAACCAACGGCAGTACGACCGTTGTAGTCAACGACACCGCCCACGGGGCCGTCGAAGGCGACTTTGTGACCTTTAGTAGCGCTACGGGAAACCCCGGTGGCGTGACCAATGCGACCTTGAACAATGAGTTTGAGGTAGGGCAGGTCATTAACCCCAACAGTTACCAAATTACTGTCCCAACGCCTGCTACATCAACCGTAAGCGGTGCTGGTAGTGCGACTGCGGCCTATCAGATCAACGTCGGCTCGGACATCAGCTATTTCGACTACGGCTGGGGTGTCGGTGCCTGGGGCGTAGGCACGTGGGGCACGCCACGTACCTCTGGTGTCGGCGTCGCGTTGTACTCGCGAGTGTGGCAGTTCGACACGTTTGGCGAGAAGCTCATCATGCAACTTGTGAACGGCGGGATCTATCAATGGGACCCCGATCCGCTCAACCTGACTACGCGTGCAACGGCCATCAGTGGCGCGCCGACCAAGAGCAACTACGCGCTTGTGTCTACTCCGGATCGCCACCTTGTCTGCTTTGGAACAGAAAGCACTATCGGTACGCCTGCATCACAGGATCCGATGTTTGTGCGGTTCTCGAACCAAGAGGACATCAATACCTTTGTCGCTACCGCTACGAACACGGCCGGTGGACAACGGCTCACGGACGGTAACGAGATCATCTCTGCGCTGCGTTCGCGTGGTCAGATCCTGATCTGGACGGACACCTCGCTGCACGGTATGCAGTATCTCGGTCCGCCGTATACGTTCGGCTTCCAGCAGTTGGGCGCGAACTGCGGCTTGATCGGCCCTCATGCCTCTGCCGACGTGAACGGCGTGGCGTATTGGATGAGCAAGGACGCGTTCTTCGTGTTCGACGGTACTGTTAAGAAGTTGCCGTGTAGCGTGCAGGACTACGTGTTCAAGGACATCAACGTTGTCCAGTCGCAGAAGGTGCATGTTGGCATTAACACCCAGTTCAACGAGGTAACTTGGTGGTATTGCACAGCCAACAACAACTTCATCAATCGCTTTGTGACGTACAACTACCTTGAGAACGTGTGGTCCGTGGGCACTATGGCTCGCACCGCGTGGCAGGATCTGGGGGTGTACGCCAAGCCGATTGCTTCGGATTACGACCCGACAAGCACTGCGGCGACCATTTCGACGATCTATGGCCTAACTGCCGGAAGGGCCGTTTTGTACAACCAAGAAGATGGCGTCAATGCCAACGGATCAGCGATCCTGGCGTACATTAAATCGGGTTACTTTGACATCGGCGACGGCGATCAGATGCTGTACATGCGCCGATTTATCCCAGACTTTAAGAATCAGGTAGGAGACCTCACGGTCCGATTGCTATTGCGCCCCTATCCGCAAGCTTCTGCTGTCCCGAGCTCTTTGGATCCTTATGTGATCACTCCTACGACGGATAAAGTCGACACTCGGGCGCGTGGACGGCAGATTAGTTTGCAGATCGAGAGCGATGCCGTAGGCACAAACTGGCGCTTCGGCACCATGCGCGTTGATATCCAGCCGGACGGCTTGCGATGAGCAAGATCACTAACGTACGTCTGCCGAACGCCGCGCCGGTTCAATACAGTGCGGAGTCGTTCGACCAGCTCGTGCGTTCGCTTGAGCAGGTCATTTTCCAGCTCAACAACAGCTACACGCCGACCGTTAGTGACGACAAAGCGGGGGCTGGCTCGTGGTTCGCGGCTGGTTCTGGCGCAGGCGGGGGCTTTGCTGGTGGCGTGCGGGGTTTTCAGATCAGTAACGGCATTAGCCTGCCACAGGCGATGTTGGTCTCTAACCTTGATCAAGACCTGACCAGTACGACCACCGAAGAGCTTTTGACGTACGACGTGGTGGCGTTGTCAAACGGCATCCGCGTCGTCGATAACAGCAAAATCTACGTTCCGTGCTCCGGGCAATATCTCGTCACGTTTACGCTACAGGTCTCGAACCGAAGCAATGCGGTACAAGAGTTTGAGGTGTGGGCCAAGGACACGGGTGTCAATTATCCTTCTAGCCGAACACGTTTTGATATTGCCGCACGCAAAGACTCCTCGACATGGGCACACATAGTTCCGGCAATTACAGGCATCTTTACCGTGAACGATCCCAGCACGAACTACCTACAGATCGCCTGGTGGGCGAGCAGCACGGATGTGTTTATTGAGCACTATGCTGCTGAAAGCACTCCGACAAGGCCGGCAATCCCGTCGGTAATTTTGACCATCAACTTCGTCTCGGCGGTGTGACATGGCAAACAAATATCTTCGTCAATACCTGACTCCGAGTGCCGCGACTGAGACGGCTATCTATACGGCACCGGCTGCGAACAACGCGGTCCTCTCGTCGTTACGGGTAACGAACGACAACGCCAGCGTGGCCAACATCAGTGCGGCGATATATCCGGGCGGAGGCGCAACTCCGTACAAGTTGCTGAAGTCATATGTGCTCCCAGCCAGCCAGACGCTCGATATTCTCTCCGGCGTGCCCTGCGTGCTGATTGCAGGGGACGTTTTGAAGGTTACTGCTAGTGTCTCGGACGTCGATTTCTATCTCTCTTACCTAGAGATCGACCGCTCGTGACAAGTGGACAACGCTTGACAACTTGGCTCATAATCCCCGACATATCCGCGTCCTTTCCCGGCGCGCGACCCCTTGTTGGGTCTTCGGCACAAACTGGAAAGGACACCTATGGAAGATGAAGGCATCATGAGCCTGCCTCCGGGGCAGGACATGCAAAATCCGGCTCCTCCCCAGCAGCTCCCGTTCGTTTCTAGTGCGGACTCATACGATGCCGCGCTTTCGGCGTTGGGGCTGACCCAAAACGGGCCTGCACAAGTTGCCGAAGTCAAAAGGGCCGTTCAAGACGCGCTGGGGGATCTTGACCTCAGCGCCGCAGAAGTTGCTTCGTTGCTCGACGTCCTCGAGTACATGTCGCAGAACCCGCAGGAGTACCCGCAGCTCCGCCAACGCCTGATCGAATCGGGCATGATGGACGATGACGACCTGCCGACGGAATACGACCCTGAATACCTCGGTATGGCGATCATGGTGCTCAACGAGTACCGTGACATGCGTTCGGCTGGCGCTCAAGCGCCCATGCAAATGGCCCCAGAGGTTGCGGACCTCGGACCAATGCCCATGGCCGAAGGCGGCTTGGCCGATGTGGCCAAGTACCTGGCCTCTCAGGGCCGTAATGGCGACACGATGCTGGCGCACATTACGCCGGTCGAAGCTCGTCTGCTCAAGGCGATGGGCGGATCGGGCACGATCAACCCCCGCACAGGCCTCCCTGAATTCTTCTTGAAGAAGCTCTTTAAGGGCATCAAGAAAGCAGTCAAAAGCCTCCTTAAGAACCCGATCGTACGTGTCGTGGCGACCGTTGCATTGGCCACGGTCCTCGGCCCAGCAGGCATTGGCGTGATGTCTTCTGCGGCAGCAGCCGCGACGGCCTCCGCTGCAACTACGCTTGGTGCAGGGGGTAACGTAAAGGACGCATTGATTTCCGCTGCAACATCGTACTTTGGTGCTGGCGGCACGATCGGTGGTGTAAACCCCGTCTCCAGTATTGCTAAGTTTGCAAGCAAGATCCCCGGCGTGACTGAGGGCGGCAAACTCGCGCAAGGTATTGGCGCTGGTGTGACGAGCGCAGCCCTTGGTAAGGCGGCTGGCATGAGCACCGAAGAGGCGTTGGGCATGGGCCTTCAGCAAGGCGTCATGACGGGGCTCACATACAAGCCAGAGCAGACTCCTGTTGAAAGCGCCACGGGCCAAGGACCAACACAAGCGGCTCCGGGTCAACAAGCTCCTATTCAACGCGGCATTGGCGAACTGCCACCGAGTGACTACGTTGCCGCTCCGGAGCAGGTCGGTACGGCCGCCCCTGGAGCCGTGGGCACTGCTGCGTCTGGCGAGGTGGCCGGCAAGAGCTTCTTAGACCGACTGAACCCCTTTAGCAAACTCCCGGATGACTACCCGGTGGATGCGGCCACAGGTGCGCCTGTTACCCCTGCGCAGACTTTCGGGGGTCGGTTGAACGAATTCGCCAACATGCCGTCGTTCCAAACCTTTAAGGACGCGTTCCTCGTCAATCCGTACGCCAAAACAGAGCTCGGTAGGTTCGCTCCCGCCGCTTTGACAACACTTGGCGTTGGCGCATTGACGGGCGGCTTTAAGCAGGAGCCGGTCAACGAAAACCCACTGTTTGACCGTGCCTCCGGCGGTTCAAAGTTTATTCGCGATAACCCGCAGCTCTTTGGCGGCACGCTGGGCCGTATTGAAGGCATGCCGCAGTCGTACGATCCTTTTGTACGTACATCGTCCCCGAGCATGCCTCCGGGAGCGCAGATCCCTGTATATACGCCGCGTGGCGCTACGATGATGCCTACCGGCATTCCGCAACCGTACAACGTGGCGGGACTTTACGGCGTCCCCGACCTGTCGGCCCCCGTGCAACAGCCGACCTATCCTGTGCCGGGATACGCAAAAGGTGGCGAGCCGAAACCAACGCATTTCCCCCGTAAAACAGGCCCGATTAACGGTCCTGGCACGGGCACTTCTGACTCCATTCCGGCGATGTTGTCGGATGGCGAGTTTGTATTTACGGCCAAGGCCGTTCGCAACGCCGGAGGCGGTAGCCGCCGCAAGGGCGCAAAACGCATGTACGCCTTGATGAAAAAGCTCGAAGGCGGAGCGGTGAAGGGGTAAGAATCCATGGCAGAAACTCAAGTCACCCAACAGATCGTCTCCGAGTCACCGGAGGTCGAAGCCTATAAGCTCGATCTACTCCGGCAGGCTCGGGACTTGGCGTTTAACGTCAAGCGTGACCCTGTTACTGGCGAAGTCACCGGCACGACGACCCCGCTCTCGCAGCAGCTTCCGGCTTATCAAGTAGCCGGCTTCTCGCCTGCGCAGTTAGCGGCGATGGGCGCGGCTGAAGGCCTCGGTGTCGGCTCTTACATGCCGTATATACAGGCGGCGAACAAGGGCGTTGGCGCTGGCGTGCAAACGACAGCCGAAGCGGCCGATGTGCTCCGTGGATCGGATACCCGCGCTCAGTTCACGGACGCCCAGCGCGCGATGCAAAACGCTGCGCTGGCCGGCTCCGGAATTACTTCTGGCGTTGGCCAGCTTGGTGTGGGCCTTGGCTATCTTGACGAAGCGGCTCGCCGTGCGGCAATGTCGGACGTTTCAGGCCGTCTTGGCGGTGCGTATCAGGACGTAGAAACGGGCCTCGGCGCGTTGGCCACGGCCCAGAACATGGCGGCGCTTTCGTCGCAAGCCGATCTGCAACCGGCAACGGCCGCGATCGGACAGGGTTTTTCTGGTCTAACTGGTGCGCAGCAGCTTGCCCTCGGCGCTGCGGGTGCGGACTTCGCCGGCTCACAGGCGCTTTTGGGTGCAGGCATTGGCGGGTTCCGTCCGGGACAAGAAACCGCTGCCTTCATGAACCCGTACCAACAGTCGGTGATCGACGAGACGATGCGTCAGATCAACCGGCAGGGCCAGATCGCCCAGCAGGGACTTTCGGCGCAGGCCGTTCGCTCTGGTGCGTTCGGTGGCGAGCGCGAAGGCGTGCAGCGTGCCGAGCTCGAACGTGGTTTGATGGAGCAAAAGGCGAGCACGATCGCCAATCTTTTGAACCAGGGCTATAACCAAGCGCAGGCCAATGCGATGGCCTCGTTTGAGCAGCAACAGCAGCGTCGTATGCAGGCCGGCCAAACAGTCGGTCAGCAGGCCGCACAGCAAGCGCAGCTCGGACAGGCCGCAGCAGGGCTTTACGGCAATCTGGCACAGAACCAAATCGCCGCAGGCCAAGGCCTTGGTCAGCTTGGTGTGCAACAAGCACAGCTCGGCCAATCAGCGGCTGGGCTTTATCAACAGGCCGCTCAAAACTACGGCAACCTTGCCGCGCAGACGGGCGCGCTTGCTGGCCAAGAAGCCAACATGCAGCAGAACATCGCCAATCTTATGGCGGCACAGGCCGGACAGCGCGGACAGATCGCACAGACGGCCGCTGGCATTTACGGGCAACAAGCCGGCACGTTCCAAAATATTGGACAAGGCATCGGCGCGTTGGCCGGCCAGCAGTTTGGCATCGGTCAAAATATGGCCCAGGGCCTTGGTGCGTTGGGCGGTCAGCTTGGCCAACTTGGCGTACAGCAGGCGGCTTTGGGTCAGACGGCGCAGGCCATGAACCAAGGCGACATCAACTTCCTCTACAACGTCGGCCAGTCGCAGCAGGCACTGGCGCAGCAGGGCATCGATGCGCAGCGTGCAACGCAGCTTCAGCAGATCTATGCTCCGTACCAGCAGGTTGGATTTTTGTCCGACGTTTATCGCGGCGCACCGTCGACGCAGATGTCGACGCAGGTCTCCAGCGTTCCATCAGCAAGCCCGTTCCAACAAGCCGTAGGCATTGGACTTGGCGCAGTAGGCACCTTGGCAGGTGCCAAGAAAGCCGGACTTTTCTAAGGGGTCGATATGGCAAAGGCAAGAGAAATGTTGGACGACGTAGAAAACGTCGGCATCATGCAGGGCTTCCTCGACGAGGCCGATGAGGCCGTGGAGATGGAAGAAGAGGAGGATGCGGACGAGGAAAACTCGGCTGCTAAAGTCCTCGATCGCCGTCCCAATTCGCCTGAGATCCTCATGAACAATCTCCGTGGCGACATGCGCTCCGTCGATGCGCGTCGCGAAGAATTGGCTGATCTCGTGGGCTATCCGGCCGCTGCCGAGACCCCCGAGTCTGTGCTTGCGATGCTCCAGCCAGTGCTGGCGCAAGGCGCTGGGCTTGGCGCGTTGCCGCAATCACAGCCCATGGTCCAAGGGCCACAGCCTCCAATGCCGCCGCCTCCGGGAGCTGCCATGGGAGCTCCGCCTCCTGGCGCTCCGCCACTTCCTCCTGGCGCAGCCGCG